CTTCTGCAGGAGCTTCTTCTGGAGCTTCTTCAACAGCTTCTCCAATAGATTTAATAATTCCTTCTTCTTCAATAATCAGTTCTTGACCATCTTCCATTTTGTAGCTTCCAACTGGAAGTGCTACTTTGTCCTCTTCAGTTACAATAAAAACTTCTTTACCTTCAGCAAATTCTTCTGCTTCAATGATAGTCCCGTTTTCTAATGTAGCTTGAGCTAATTTAATTTCTTCGGATAATTCAACCCCAAGAACTTCTTTTACTTTGTTTAACATATTTATTGCGTTCATGTGTGTGGTTTATATTAATACAATAAACAAAGAATTGTTTTGTTGTATTTTCGTTTTAATTTATCTTGGTAATGTTTCCTATTCCTTGTGCTTGAAAGCTACCATCACAGCATTTTCTAGAATATTTTTTCCCATCTTTACAAAGACAACCTCTTTTGTCATTCTTAGGGCTTGGTGCATATTTATTATTTGAATCGTTATCCATTTTTAAAAAGGTCTTTTAATTTAGATAGTAATTGTTCAGCTGAAGCTTCTTCATCAATTTCTGCAGATTGTTTTACAGGCTCGTTAGCTCTCTCTAATTTGTCAGCGAAGTAGCCTTCAATAGAAAATCCTTTCACTTTTCCTGTTAAAATCCAGTCATTCCATACATCATCGTTTAAAACTTTCATTGAAAGCATCCAAGTTCCAATAGGTACATCTAAATCATAGAATCTGCTTTTGTCTTTTTCATCTTCTACTATCCAACTTTCAACAGCTGTTAAGCCAGTTAGTGGAACGTTGTGTTCTAGTGTAGAATTGTTTTGATTGCCTCTTATAAAAAATAACTCTGAAGCTTTCCTAACTGTTGATTTACTGAAATATATATAATACTCGTTGTCTTCGGTCTTTCGATAAATTGGTCTATTGGGGATTAGCGCTGCGCCCATAAGAATACGCTTCTCTTTGTTTACTTCTGCAAACTTGAACTCTTGGTTCTTCAATGCAATAAAGTCGCTTTCAATTGCACCTGATTCAACTAATGACACAGCCTCTATTCCAGAAACTTCATCTTCTTCATCTATAAATAATTCTATTATGTCCATATTAATACAATACTTTTTTAGTGTTTTTGTTATTTTTCTTGGTGGTTAATAAAAAAAGATGTATCTTAGATGTATAATTAAAAACAAATATTATCATGGAAGCATTACAAATTAACCAATTAATGAAAAACATCGAAGAAAAAATCAACATCTTAGAGCATAACTTAGATATGCCATTCGGTAGCAGACACGATAGAGCTAATAACTCTAACGGTCAGATTAAGACACAAATACACGCATTAAATAGAGCGTGGGACGATTTAGAGTTAGAATTTTCAAAATAAAAAAAACAGGGGGTTAACAACCCCCTTTAAAAACAAACAATATGAATTATTTTTGGAATCACGAGTATAGAAATGAAATGAGAGATTTAAAGCCATCTTTACAAAAAGAAGTACATGATACTTTTTTAGAGTTTGATTTAGAATTAGATGGAGCTTCAGATTTACACTATGAATTAATTTGTAGTGTAGTGGGAGATTATACTATTGAAGGAGAACATGAAAACGAAAGATTAAATAGATTAAAAAATTCCTATGAAACAAGTTAATAGATATACTAGAGCAGGACAAAAAGGAAAAGAAATTACTTGCCCAAAATGTTTAGGCAAAACTAGAGTTTACCATTTTAGTTGGTCTGCTATAACTTGTGGAACTTGTAAAGAAATAATTAATAAAAAAGAATTTACTTATGCCTAAAGAATCTTATACTTTTAAATTAGACTCAGAACTATTAAAGTCTTTAAAACAAAAGGCTAAAACTGAAAACCGAAGCTTTAATAATTTAGTTGAAACGGAATTAAAAAAATTAGTACCTAAATCTTAGCCTTTTATTTAACCTATTGATGCATTCTCTACTATGTTTCTATCTAAAGCTTGTGCATCAGTTACATCGTTAGACACTACAAAGGCTTTTAAGGGTTGTTTCTCGTCTTGCCCTATAGATTGTGCCAACTGATTTGTTTCAGACGCTCCTACAACGTTAAATGCAGGGGGAGCAGATGCAGCAGATACAGATAATCTAGGTGAAGATACAGAACCACCACCACCAGAACCACCCATTTTTGAAGCACTACCTTTTGCAGCATTTACAGCAGACTTAATAGAGCCAAATATTCCAGCAACTTGAGCACCAAAAGCAATTAATAAAGGAACGTTACCAGGAAAACCTTTTGCAGCAGTCTTCATAAAACCAGCTGAAGCATCTACTCCAGCTTCTGCAGCCTTTAAAGCAATTGCATTTAATGTAGCTTTAGCTGCTGCAATTTGTTCTTTAATTAACATTGCTTGTTTAGCTATAAATAATGCCCTGCCTATTTTTGATTCAGCTCCTGCTACAGATATTATAGTATCTAAGTTTGATAATGTAGCTTGTCTTATTTCTTCTTTTTGCTTTAACTCTAGTTCGTGGTCAGCAATTCCTTGTAATCTGTCTTTTTCTTTTTGTGCATCTTCAGCAGCTTTTTTGTCTGCTTCTCCTTCCCAATAAAGTAAGTCAGCTTCTGCAGCTTTTTTCTTTTCTTCAGCAGCTAATATTTTATCAGCTTTTTCTTTTTCGTTTACTATTTTTTGTGCTTCAAGAATTTCAGCAGCTTCAGTATCTCTAATTGCTTTTAGCCTTGCTGCTTCTTCTCTTTTTGCTCCTACAATTTGAGCAGTTACAGTTTTAGCTTTCATTAATCTAGCAGTATCTAGGTTAATTAATTCCGCTTTTAATGTTGCTTCAGCAACAAGGTCTTCTGTTCCACTTTCAGATGCTTTATTTTCTTCTTGTTTTATTTCAAGTCTAACTTGAGCGGCTGAAATTTCTTTATTTGTTATCTCTTCGTCTATTGCTGCGGCTTCTTCTAAAAATTCTATCCTTTGCTTTGCTGTAAATTTCTCTTTGTTTGCTGATTTGTCTAATAAATCTGCTCTTTTCTTGTTTGCTTCAGCTCGTTCTACTGTTAATTGTCTTTCTATTTTAATTAGCTCTGCCTGTTTGTCTGCCAAGACCCCCTGTATTGCAACCTCTCTTTTAGTTTCCTCTACAAAGTTTGCCATTTGGTCAGTAGCCTTTTTAAATGAAACAGCAGCCGCATCAAAACCTTCAGTAAATAAGGCAAAAACACTTTGGCTTAAGTTGTATAATATGTCGGTTACATTCCCTGCAATTACCCCTATTTGAGATAACATCTTACTTAGCTTGTTAGCACCTTCTTCACTATTCCCAAAGTTCTTGACTAAAGCAGCAATAGTTATAACTAAAGCACCTAAACCAGTTAAAAAAATTGCTTTCCCTAATGCTTTAAAGCTAAAAGTTCCTGCTCTAACAGCTTTAACCATATTTTTAAAACCAGTAACACCCCCTCCAGTAACTTTATCTATAGCAGTACCGAAAGACCCCATTTCTTTTTGGGTTTCTTTAGATGAATCGCCAATATTTTCAACCCCCTTATCTACTTTTTGTAAACCTTTTTCTAAACCCTTTAGGTCTTTTTCAGCTTTTCCTACATTAGCTTCTATTTCAATAGTTTTCTTTACTGCCATAATTCTAGTTTTAGCATTTTAAATCCTTCTTTAAAAGTGTCTGGTAACTTATGTTTGCCCAATGCTATATGAGTTAACTCTCCTATTTTCTTTTCTCGTTTTGCTATCTCTAGCATTTGTAATATATTTTCTATCATAGTTATATTCTTTGTATTGCATTGTCAGCTCTTACTAAGGTAGAGTCTGCTGTAACACTAGAGGTATCAATAGTTCTAGCTTCATCAGAACTGTTTTGGTTTGCTGTAGATGTGAAATCAATAGTTTCATTAATCAACTCAAAAGAGGAAAGCCCAGTAGCAAAGTTTGTTGTTAGTGTGTTTATTTTATATAAATTGCTAAACACAATTATCTTGTCTTCAAGTTTTAAATTTGAAATGACAGACATAGGAACGTATGCTTGAAATTTGCTTAACCTTCTTGATTGACTAAAAGCACCCTTAATAAATGTATCATAGTGAGTTTTGTATAAGGACTTATCAAAATTAGTTGCAAGCCATTCGCTTTGTTCAGCTCCAAAGTTTATTGTATTAGAATCTTCTTTTACTTTTACTGAATTTGAAGGAACAAAGTATTTAGGAACTGAAGCTGCTGTACCTCCTGCAACAGATAGAAAAGATATTGGCTCTGCATTTTCAATCTTATCTGCATAAAAGATAAAGGGCTTTCCTATATATGGCTCTAAGTTTGAATCAACAGAAAAACCCCATTGAATTGAAGAAGGAAGCAACCTTTCAAATTTTAAGTTTTCAAAAGGAAGCTGAACATTGTATGTGATACCTTCTGAAATACCAGAATTCTCATATGATAAATTACCCCATTCAATATTAAAATTCTTGTTGTGATTATAAGCTAATAATGTTTTTGCTTCTTGATATTTAAAATTGATTAAACTAAAAGGGAGTACGGTATTTACTTCAGAAGTTCCTTTGTCTAAATACTTAGTAATGTCATAAGTTGATGTGCTACTTGCATAGAAATCATCTAATGGTAAAACCTTAATTACATCATCTTCAAAATAAGAAACTAAATTGAACATCTTGAAGACACCGGTCAACAAGTCCATCACTTTAATTTTTGGCAATTCATTTAAGATGTTAAAATAAAAATCAGTAGTTGTTGTTATTTGAGCTTGTGCTGAAGACGTACCGCTTCTGTTTTCTGCAACATCTCTTACAAAAAATTCAAAGTCAAAAATAGCAGCATCTGTAGTAATTATTTGAAGTGTAAAAAATTCAGACCCTCCTTGTGGTTGGCTAAAAAGTTCAAAGTTATCATTGAAAGATATAGGAGTAGAGTTTCCTGTTTGCTCTGAACTGTGAGGAACATTGTTTCCTTCTCTTAAAATAACTTGATATTTGACTGAAGAAGCTGTTGTAACTTTTATTTCTATAAACCTATTAACCCCATTGTCAACAGTTCTGTTCCTAAATCCACCAGATGCAAATTCGCCGCCAAAAATTCCAGTTCTTATATTAGTATAATTTGTAACATAAATGCTATTTTGAAAATCATCACTTAATACACTTCCTTTTTTTCTATGAAGCCACATATATAATTTAGTTATGTCTTCATTTGTACTTTTTATAAAATCATTACTAAATTTAATGTTGTAATTTTCTTCAATCGCTCTAAGTAAAACGTAAATACTTATGGCTGGTTTAAGTTGATTATAAAGAACCCCTTTTGAAGCAGACCCATAATGTAAGTTAAAAGTTCCTGCTGTGTTTTGTGATGCATTATAATACAGTCTATCAGTATGAGTTATTAATGGAGCAACTAATCCTTGTGGAATTACTTCTCCAGCTATAGTTAAACTCTTTCCGTCTTGAAGTAATGTTGAAACTTCTGCTGCTGTAAAGTTAAAAGCATTAGACCCTGAAAGTGCAGATAATAAACTTAATTCGTCATCTTTAAAAATGTCTTTTAAGGAAGTCATATTTCCAAAGAAAGTAATCCTATAATTTACAGGTTTATTATCTTTCATCTGAACACCTTCAAGCTTAATATTCCCAACTTTAAATGGGGCGTAATTAAGTTCTAAAGTTGCAGGCTTTTTGCTTCTTGCATCAAACCCCTGTATGTTAAAATTATAGAAATGTTTAAACAGCTTGTTATTTACTCTAGAAGCAGGAACGTTAAAAGTTCTTGAATAATCTGTAAAGACTTTTTGTATGTCTTGTACATCTTTTAAACTTTGTTTAAGTATTACACTTTCATTGTCGTGTAGTTCTACTTGCTCTCCTTCTATATATAATTGTAATGAAATCATTATCGAACATTGTTTATCTTGTTAAAGGCAAACTCAAATCCTACTGTATAATCTATTAACTTGTCATTTAAAACTGTTTTAAGGGTCATATCCTTGCTTGAAATTATAACAGGTAGTGTTTTGCCCTCCCATCTTATCCAAGCGTTCTCTGATAAGAACAGTTCTTCTAATGCACTATTGAAATCTTCCTTTACATAACCAGTATTTAAAGTAATTTTAGTAGAACCGTTTACGTTATAGCGTTGTTTTTGACCATCATTAGTTCCATAAGTTAAGGTTGACGTGTTTATTATGTTTCTTTTGTATGTTTCATCTGTTACATTAAACCTTTCTGTAGTCTTTTTAAAGAAGTATATATCTTGATACGCTCCTAACTTGTTTATAAAGCTTACTTTATAGGGTGTAAATTTAGGTTCGCATACATTGTTAACTGTTACAGTCTTTAAAAGTGTAGAATCATTAGTAGCATAAACCTTAACTGTGTTTGTATTTGCAGGTATTGTTAAATATTGAATCTTTTGGTTGCTGTTTCCGCTGTCAGTTATTTGTGTTGTAGTAGAATCTATTATAACCTTACCAACACCTTCAGCAAATATTGGAAGTTTTCCTGCAGTATCTTCAGGTAGATACATATTCAAACTATTCTGTAATAAGTCAGTACTTAAAGCAGGGTTTATTTCTTCTTGGAAATCGCCATAACCATCAAAGGCTAGATAAGTAAAAGTTTGCGTTCCGTTTGATTCAAATAGTACCCCTGTTTCTGAATCGTAATATTGAACAACCGCAGAAACCCATTTAGTAGAACATACATAATCATTGTTGAAAGAACTGGTAAGGTAATCTTTAACAAGCTCCCCAATTTCTAAAACAATATTATCTTGGGAAGATATTCTGCTCTTGCTTATTTCATATTTTAAATCTGAACTCGTAAAGTTTCCCGAAGTTCCAGGGTAAACATATAATTTTAAATCTATTTTTTCTAAAGCCATTTTTTTTTAATTAAATTATACAAACCCTCCATCATAAGTACAGATATGTTTTCCTGTAGCTTGAACTACTCCGCCTTCTATCTTTAAAAAAGAAAATATTACAGTTCCGTCTACTTTTTGTAATGTTGGAGTTATAACAAATATTTGTCCATTACCTTGCAAGACAGAACCACCTACAGTAATTATTTGAGAAAAACTTCCTTGAGCTTGAGTAAATGATGACGCTGTTGTTTTTGCTTCAATATATGTTTCAAAAAATACTCCCGGTCTTTGTAGTTTACATATATCATCTACACTAGCAAATCCCCTACTTAAATAAAGCCCTGTAGTTCCAACTACTGGAATAAGTGCAGGCTGTAAAACTGGAACTGGACAAGGTGGTATAGTAACGCCATTGTTGCTAAATCCGCTTGATGGTGCAGTTACTGTAAAATATATAGTTCTAGGTGTTGGTGTTGTAACGGTTTGAAAGCCAGCCGGAGAATGTGAAACATAAGTCCCTAGCCCGACTTTGTCTGTAGGGTTTTGAATAGAACCTTGGTCAGAAATAAAAGGGGCTGTAATATCAGCATCTGCACAGGCAAAAGGTAAAAGAGTTTCAACTGCTTTTTGTGTGTAGGGAATATTACAATCAAATGTTCCTGAATTAGTATATCCTAATGGAATATTAAATCTATATGTTAATACAATAGTTCTATCAGAACCTGTATTATTTGCTCCTACAGTTAAACTAGTTGAGATGTCTGTTGAACCATAAAGGAGTTTGTTTAAGCTAAGACCGCCAAGCTGATAAACAGATTTCTTTACTGAACCATCTTGGTATATTTTACCACTATCAGCAATAAAATCAGGGTCATCACAATCAAAGGCTTGGCATCCTGCTGTACTAAACGAAAAAGCATTAGTTAAAGCTTCGCAACTTCCAGAAGTATTTATAGCTTGAAAAAGAAATTGTCCAGTAACGCAAGCAGTACTTGATTCAATTGTACAGATAACATTAGTTCCTGTGCCTGAAATCACAGCAGTTATAGAGCTACTTCCGCTTATTCTTTTTACGTTATAAGTTCCAATAGCTTCAGACCCTGCTGTAAATAAAGTATCTACATCTATTACTTGAGCAGCACCAGCAGTAATTCCTGAAAGATTTGAAGGCTGTGTGTTTACTGTAGGACAAGTATTATTATCACTTGGATTTTCTTGTGCAGTTTGAAAAGGTTGGTTAAATGTTTGAACACAATCAATAGTAGAATCTGATGAATTTGTATAATTAGCAGGAATTACTATTGTATAAGTAACGCTTCTAGGGATAGTTGAAGAGCCACTATTTGCTGGGAAACTAAAAACGCTCTGGTCTATTATAACTCCTTTTGATGGTAAAGGGTTGTCTATAAAACCAGAACTTCTTACTGCAAAATTTGAAAGTAGAGCAGTATTACAATCAAATATACCAAACGTTTGAGTTGGTTCTGTTAGGCTTAAAAAGAAGGGGCTTCTTATGTTTATTTTTGTACTCATTATTTTTCTGCTTTAATTGTATATTTCAAATAGTCTTCTACATCTAATCCGTATGCTTCTAAAACTTCATCAGGTAGCTTTTTAAATCCTTGTTCAAATGGTTTAGTAAAAAATAAACTAGGCTTAATACCTCTAGCATAAATATTGTTTGCTATTACATAAGCCAGAGACTTATAATTACCTTTTACATATTTTCCTTTTTCGTCTCTAAATCTTACGTTCTTTCTTTTTGCCCATTTTTCTAGACTTGCTACAAACTGACCCCATTTACCTCGTGCTGAACCTGTACCAAATCTGTAAGGAGAGTTGGGTGCTTGCTGTCCTGTTATCTTTGCGTTTGGCGAAACTTTGCTAGGGTCTTTACCTTTAACCCCTAAATCTTGAAATGTACCATAACCCAAATCCCAACTTAAAGAGATTCTTTTAGGGTTAACTTTTAAAACACCGTCAAGCTTTTTATAAAGCCCTTTAGAGTCATTCATTTTAAGCTTAGATAGTCTGGTTCTTGCTTGTTGTGCAACAAACCTCTTAAATTTTAATAACGCTAATTCAGTATTGGTTAACATACGGTCATATCATTTTGTACTATTACGTCAAAAGTTGCAGCCCATCCTGCTAATTTATTCTCGAAGCGGTCTACAAAAGGTTCACATCCTACAGCTCCTTCAACTTGGAATAAGTCAGTATATAAATCTCCCCTTTGTAGTAGTGCTAAAACCCGATTAAGGACTTCTAACTGCGTATTTAAAACGTCTTGTTCGTTATCATTACCCACGAATATGTCAGTTACTTCGTCTTTACTTTCATCTACTATATCCATAGCTAGAATGCTAATATTAAAAGTCATTGTATTAGAGCCTACATTACAATTGTTAACTATGATATGAGACAAAGGAAATATAGTTTGCTTATTTAAATCAATGTCATCTAATGAGCCAAAAGAAACCGTATTTACAAAAGGCTCTGCAGCTAATGCATCCTTTATCTTTTTTGTTACGTTATAAAATCCTGTCATCTATTCTTTATTAATTTTGCTTCTAATTCGTTCTTCTCTTTTTCAAATGCTAAATACATTAAGCACTCGTGAAAGTTTAATTTAGTGATATCTTCAAACCGTCTAACATCTCCTTTAGCGAGTCCATAGATTGATTGATACCACCCCCACTTTTTACCAAAGTTTGTAGCTGCTCCGTAGTTAGCTGCTTCGGTATTTCCTGACTCAAATAATTCAGGGTAGTTTTCAGTAACTCTTCGTTTAAATTCCAAAAAAAAAACATACATCCCATTACAACATTCAATGGCATTTGCTTCATTGTTTCAGCATTGTCTAAACCATTGTAATCTTCTATCTGATATCTATCCCCTTTATTTAATGTAACAGGTCTATAAAGAACTGCCATAGCCTTATGCATATTATCCCAGTCTGTAAAGTTTTCGTCTAGGTCTACATATTCTCCAAGTGTCATATCATCAAGCACAGGTATCAATCCAAACTTAATACCTCTATGAGTAAAGGTTGGAATTAAGTCTTGCTTCTTTTCAAAGAGGTTGTTTATATCGTTAAGGATTTCTTGAATATAAGTAAACTTCACTTTAGCTATATCTTGTAAATTAAGGTTGCAGAATATCTCAACAGTCTTATGCATTAAAAAACTGCTGTCTTGGTTTTCATCTGTATTTAACTTTGTAAACTTTTGGTACTGCTCCAATGTTACTTCAGATAAACAGCTCGGTATTAAAATTTCTACATCCATACTAATACAATAAAAAAAATTAGTTTTTGTATAAAATGAAAAAGAGCTACATTTATAATAGCTCCCTTTCTTCTAGTGTTATTTATATTCCTTATAAATCATTTCAAGTTTTTTCCAGACCCCATTTAAGAAACACGTATTACATCCAGTTAATACTTTACGGTCATTAAAAACCCTATTATAGATATTCAATAAAGCCTTTTGTTCTTCTCCTGTTACTTGTTTTAGTTTACCAATCCTTTCACTTAAATAGTTGTACTCATTTTCTGTAAGGCAGTTCGGTTTATAAGAAGGAAATAAGGCATTTAATTTATTTTTACGTTCGCTGCACCCACAATCGTCTCCAGCAACAAACTTTACAAACTTTCTTATACCAGTAGCTTTTGTAAACTTTTCTATTTGGTCTCCTAAACCTTTACTTGCTTCAGCGTGGTTCTTCTTCCACTCTTTGTAAGCCTTACTTCTTTTGTCTCCTTTAAATTTTGTCATAATCTCGGTTTTTATAATTTTTATAGGTTTCCCCTATCTTTTGTTCTACATCTTGTTTACAATTCTTTATTGTATTAAATACACTAACCCAACTTATCTTAGTTCCTGCTGCTATCTTACGAATAGACAGCCCACTATCTCTATAGACCTTAAAAAGTTTTCGGTCATACCATGACCAATCTTCTGCTATTTCATCTATCAATAAACAAACAGAATGAAAAGCTTCTTGTTCTTCTAAATTTGTTTGGTTTGGCAATTGAAGAAGACCTTTGTAGTCATCAATATTTACTATGTCTATTCTTTTTTTAACATTATAATACTGATAGTAAACAGACCTCAGAGAAATATACATATAGCCTCTATGTGCTTTATTATTTTGTATTATGTTTTCAGGAGTTGCATACTTAGAAATACGAATATAAGTTTCCATTACAATGTCTTCGGCAAATACATTCTCGCCAAAACCTTTAACAATATTTATCCATTCTTTATGGTCTTTATAAATAACCTTCAACCAGTCTAATTTATTTGTTTCTTTCATTTTAATTCTTTTACCAGATATGATACTCTCCTGAATTTGGATTAGATAATTGATACGATACTGAATATCTTAATCCGTCTAATAAATGGTCAAATTTTGCTATGGGTGTTTGGCTTTTCTTTTCTAGCCAGACGTAGTTTTTAAGTTCATTAATTAGGTTTTTGCTTTCAGGGTCAATGATTAGTTTATAGTCTTGAATCATTGCAATACCATATACGATTGAACCTTGACCTTTAATTGCAGGGACTATGTTACATGATTGTTTAAGGGAATCTATTAATCTGGGGTCTGCTGAGTCAGCTACAATTAAATCCCTGCCAGCGTGCTTTGCGTTTAACTCTCCTAACTGTGATGCTGTTAGTTTGGTTAGATAGAAACATTCTTGAACGTAGATAATCTTATTTTTTTTATCTATGTTAGTTTTAAGTAGGGTAGAAGGGTCGTTACTAAATCCAAAGTCTTGACCTAGTACAGTTCTACCTATGGTTTGAAACTTTCCAAGTTCCCAGTTCTCATAAATTGCACCAGATAGTTTTCCCTGCAAACCACGACCATAAACATTATACCAATTGAGCCAAAACTTATTGCCTAAATCTGCTTTAGCTTTAGCCTTTAGTATTTCTTGAACAGCTGCTTTAGGTGCAGCTTCATTATCTAAATAAGTAAGGATTACTTTTTGCGTGTCTTTTGCTCCTTCTAGTTCTGTATTAACCCAGAATTCTCCTGTTGGATTAAAATCTAAATAGATAAATTTTGAAGTACGAATAGCTAACTGCTGATAAGATTCAAAGTCAACATTATTACATTCGTTTATAAATAATATATGCCTTCTACTACCCCTTAATTTAGATGGGTTATCACAACTAAAAAATTCAATAAAAGAATTATTAAAAAAATTATAGGTCATTGCTGAACGGTTGTACTGTTCATCTTTCCAGTTGTTAGTCCATTGCATTATCTTTTTAAAGTCTCGAATAACACCACGTTTTAAATGCGGTACTGATTCAGATACAATGCTTATTTCGCTATTAGGATGCGTTGTAGCGTAGTTAATCAGCAAAGGCAATATAGAGAACGTTTTAGATGATGAAGTGCCACCCTGAACGATTCTAATGCGTCTACGTAGTTTCGCTATCTTCTTCTGGGCTGTCGTACTCAATAACATCTATATCCAGTTGTTTAAATATTGGTTGTTCTGCTTGGCTTAATTCCATTGTTTGTTTTACTGCACCGTAAAGAGAATCCATTAAAGCCCTATAGGCTGCTACGTCTCCTTTAAGCCCTTTACTTATCATTGCAAGGGTTAGCATATCTTCTTGGCTTAAATGCTCTGTAAGACCGTTTATAGGGTTCTTAACATCTTTCGCAGCTTCCATCCATTTCTTAACGATATTTGCTCTGCCTAATGCTCCCTTTGGTCTACCCTTTGGATTACCTGAAACTCCTTTTTCCCAGCTCTTTAGATTGTCTTCTTTTGCCATTGTATAATCATTGTTAATTTATTCTTTCAACTTTAAAACATAATGATTCATGAGGTTGCTTACTTTCATTTATTAAGCAGTCAATCATTTGTATTATATATTCTCTATGATTTTTATTTTTCGTGTATTCTAATACGGTTTTGTAGTACTTTATTGTTTTAACCTTTTGCGTTTTATTCATTGTATATTGTTAAGCATAAATCTATAAGCGGTAAGTAAAGCACATAATCTGTACAGTTCTTTTGTTCGTAATGTCTAAAGCCAAATAAGATTCCAGGATAAAATCCAAGTGTCAACTCCCAATCATTATCCATTACGTTTAATTTTTTTAGCAGAAACAGATAAAACTGCTGTTATTAGTTTGCCTTGACTGAGGAGGCGGTAATTAAAGAACGTATTCTGTTTTTTCATATATCTTATTGTTAATCTTAATTTCTAATTTTGAATCTAGTTTTTGCATTCTGTCAATTATTACTTGACAATACTTAGGGTCTAGTTCCATTCCGTAGCATTTTCTTTTAAGTTGATGGGCTGCTACCATAGTTGTGCCGCTTCCTAAGAATAAATCAAGTATGGATTTTTCACAAAAGTTAGTAACAAAAAATTCTGCAAAGTGAATTGGAAAAGTAGCATTATGTTCTTTAACCTTGTTTTGTGTTTGTTTGCTAATATCTAAGACATTTGGTATGGTTCCTCTAAATTCTTTTGTGCCTATTACTCTATTAGCTTTTTTACTGAAAATATGTACATATTCAAATTGAGAGTTTAATACATTTTTAGCCATTGCAGGTTGTGAAGTTTGTTTTTGCCAAATAATAGTGTCAGCATAAAGGTTTTTTATGTTATAAAGAAAATTAATTAATGGTATTTTATTACCAGATAGGCTTTGTATATTTACAAAACTATATTGACTAAATAGTAAACTATTATTTGTAGAATCGCAAAGCAGCTTTAAATATTCCAAGTCTGATTTATTGTCAGAATCGTTTTCATATTTAGATGTTTTTCCATTTTTTATTTCTGATGGAGTTTTTCCTGCGTTATATGGCGGACTTGTAAAAGCTATTTCCGCCTTTTCTCCATTCATTAGCTTTGCCACTTGGTCGCTGTCTGTACTGTCTCCACAAAGTAATCGGTGTTCTCCTATCTCTATTAAATCCCCTAAGACAACATCGACTTGCATATTGTCAGGCTCTGTATAATCGTCTTCGGTTGCTTCGGGTTCGGGTTCGTCAAACATTGGCGGTAAGTCTAAACCCCAATCATTCAAATCTTCTACATCCCATGAGTTAGCTAATTTGTCCCAGTCCCATTCTCCAAAGCCTGAATTATCTTTTATGATAAATTCGTTTTGCTTTTCAATAGACCATCCTTCTGCTACATCTATCCATATTTCTTTAAGCCCTGCTTCTTGAGCTGCTCTTAGTCTCATGTTGCCCCCTAATACTTGCAGGTCTTCATTAACTACTAGCGGACGTTTCTCAAGCATCTCAGGGAAATCTTTTATTGAGTCTACTAATAGCTGAAACTTTACATCTTTGATTACTCTAGGATTTTCAGGATGCTTTCTTAGCTTATATATTTTTTCTAGTCTTTTCATTTAAACTGCTTGTTCTTTTGCTTGTAGGTTTCTATTATTTCAATGAGATAAAACCTATTCCATTTATAACCTGTTTGTTTGCTTAATGATATTTTTTGCTGTAGTGCTTTAACTCGGTCTAAACCAATACGATTTATAAGTTCTTGTTGATATGGAATTAGATTTCCAGATAAGAAGTAATTACACTTCTTGCATTGACCGTTGACATTGTCTTCGTTAAATCTTGTAATAGGATAATTGCCCGCAGAATGAAAATGTCCTGCTTGTAGGATGGTGAATTTGCCGCAAGAAATGCAAGGCAAGTCTTTGTCTCGTTCTCTTATAAACTTATGAAAGTGTCGAACAGCTGAAGCCTTTAATTGGCTAAGTGTTTTGCTTGGATATTTTGTATAGTCCATCCCGATTTTTTATTATCGGTCAAGTGGTACAGCTAAATTAAAAACAAGTAAACATATAAACTACTCTAAGTTATTAACGTAAAAGCTTAATTACAAACAAAAAACCCCTCACAATTAAGTAAAGGGCTTTCCGAATCAAAACCAAATGAAAAAATGCTCGTCTTTCCGAGCTGTCAATCTAAATTGCTTGTGTTAAATCTTTCTCGTTCATGTGAGCTTCTAGAAGATATCCTTCAGTTGGGCTTACTAGGCTAATGGCTCTATATATCTTTCTGCTTATAGCTTTAACCCTTTTTTTTTCTGAGTCTTTAGAATCAATTCCTAAGTTGCAGTAAAGTACAGCATCAATTTCTAAAAGAGTATCTACCTTTTTCTTGACAGTCCAAGTCTTAAACGCAACTATCTTGCTTATGTCTTCGTAGGTGTATTTCATACTGCTGTTACTTTTAGGTTAAATTCATTTGAAGCCGTTGCATTGATTTCTGTTTGTTCATACATCTTGTGAACTAACAAAGCTCTGATTGATTGCTCCGTTACTTTGGCTAGAACTATACCTTTTCTACAATCCATTTTACCATCGTATACTTGTTGAAACACATCTAATAATTTGTAGTGTACGTCTTCAAGATTTTCAACTTTTTTTATTATAGTTGGTTTAACTGTTTTCATTTTCTTTATTTTTAATTATACATAATCTTTTGATTTTCATAATCAGCCTAAGCGTTTCAATAATATCAGGAAATTGCCTTAGCTCTTTTGCAGTATAGGGAGAGTTTTTTAGTTGAGCAAAACGTTTGCTTACATAAGAATCAGATAAATTTTCTCTGCTTTTTTTGGTTGCTTTTCTACTACAAGCTGCTATTTTCTCTGAGTTTTTAGCTCGCCATTTTTTATTAATAGCTACATGTCTCTCTTTGTTTTCAGCATGCCATTTTTTATTAGAGGCTACTTTTTTCTCTGGGTTTTCAGCTCGATATTTTTTATCATAAGCTGCTCGTCTCTCTTTGTTTTCAGCGTTCCATTTTTTTTGATAAGCTACATGTCTCTCTTTGTTTTCAGCATGCCATTTTTTTTGATAAGCTGTTCTTTCTTCTTTTGTCTGCATAATTAAAATGGTAAATCATCATCGCTAGGCATCGCTGCATCTATAGCTGCTCCTGCTGTTGTTACATCCCAGTCATGAGCTATCTTCTCAATCTTCGCAAGTCTGTAGGAGTTAAATGTTTTAACCACTCCTTCTGGGTTTGTCCATTGTCTTCCTCCAGGCCATACGTCTACATTTACTTTGTCTCCTTTAGCTATTCCATCTAAGTCAATACATTTGTCTTGCATAGCTTCTATTAATCTAAACTGTGTGTACTTCTCTGCATTGTCTGTGATTACTAGCTCACGCTTTTGGAATCCTTTAGCTCCGATTGTTTGTGTTTGTCCGACAGTACTTACAGTCCAGTCGTTAAAAGTGTTTGGTTTGTTGTTCATAGTTTCTATTTTTATATATTTAGTTTAATCGTTTTCGTGTGCAATTCTACATTGTTTGGAACAGAAGTTATCTTTGCTTTTGTCTCCACAATAAATACATTCATTCTCTAATATTTCAGGAGGTTCTAATTCTCTATCTTGTATGTAAAAACTCATTTTTTATGTTTATTATGCTTTGTGCTTATTGTAAACTTCCAGCCAACTATCGGATTTACTTGATAGTTCCAAAAGTCTGCAGGCATTTTTTGCCCTCGTTTTAGTTCTTTTAACTTTGCCATTAATTGCTTCGTTTTTTTTCTCTTTTTTTATCTTCTAAAAATGTACCTTGTATCTCTTGGCTTGTAAACCTATTGTGTTTGGATTGTGATTTGCTTACTGAATATTCAAGTCTGCTTTCAACGTATAAATCAAGTGCATCACAAAGCTTTTGATTATTAAAAGATTCAAACATATTTCCATATTTGCCATTTATTAAATTTTTAAAGAACAAAGCTAAATCTGCTGTATTTAAAGAATTATAGTCTTCTAATATTGTTGTGGCTGCTAATACTATTTGACCCTCAGTCATTCCCTTTTTTAGATTCATAAATTCGTTAACCTCCATAAGCCAGTTTATAATTACAAGTTTCATCTTATTGTTTAATAAAGCCATCTTAGCTATTGAAGGCAAGCCTTTGATTTTAAGAACATCTTCAACGGTTCTAAGTCCTGAATTTAAAATTGCTCCTTTAGGATTAGAAATTTGCAGATTCGACAAGTGATTTAAGTCTTGAGTAGTCTGTACTGTTATTGTTTCTGTTTTCATTCTTTTTTATAATTATTTCGTCTTCCCAAGATTTATTATTGAGAAAGGTTTGTGGATTTTTTCTGTATGCTTTATCTGGAGTTGATTCGATATAGTCAGGCAGATATTCAATTATCCTTTCCTTTACCTTTTGTGGCATGTTGTCAAACTTTTTCTCCATTGCTGATTTGTTTCCAATTTTCTTATCGAACAGATTCCAGAAATCTTCGAACGTTGGATATATTTCAACTGTATTTATAACTGTATTTATATCTCTATCTTCATTTTCATTTTCATCTTCCATATGCTTATGCATATGCTTTGCATATGTTTTAGGTTGTTTATTGTTTGATTTAATACCTTTAGCGTTGTTTCTTCTGCTCTCAGCGTACGTTGAACGCTTGGTTGCTTCTGCTTCTAGTCGTTCGTTATAAAACAATCCTTCTTCATCTTTTAAAAACATTTCGTAGATGTCAGAATCATATGCTTTACATATGCTTAGCATATGCTTTTCTGATAGTCTACCCTTCTGATGCTGAACGCATAAGAGTCTAATAAACTTACCTACTTGTTCATCACTCAAAAACATAGTACCAGTTAAAAAATCAGAACTATAAAAAAGAAATGCTGGGTCTTTGCTCATTGTTTTTAGTTTATAGTTGAACTAACATTTTCTTCTTTAATTATTAAATCTAAGCCATAACTATATTCAAAAATATCTTTTAAACTAGGTTGACTTTTTACGATATATTGAAGTAGATTAGTCTTAGTTGCTGAATTACTTATTTCGATATAATTAATAAGTATGTCTTGTAACTCTAGCTCTTTATGTGCTAAAAGAATTTTTTTGTCTATTTTTTTTAAAAGACTTTCCCATTCGTTTCTATAATCTAAATCTGAAAAACATAAATTATCAAATTTTTTTAATGAATGTAATATAGTAGCATGGTCTAAATTCATGTAAGCGGCTATTTCAGATTTTTTAAATAAATTTTTACCGGTAGACTTATTTATAATTTTTTCATAAGAGTATTTTACAAACATTAATCTAGCATCTATATATTTTCTTTTTCTAGTTTTTTTAAAAAGGTTATCTAAATCAAAATATTTTGTAATAGTATCTTTAACTACTCCTAAAGTTTTTTTCATTAAAACTTTTTTTGTTTCTGTTAGTGCTGCTTGTGCCATTTTTTTAAATTTAATGGGGTCATTTATTCAATACCACTTGACCACGACCCCAGTTAATTACTAACTATTTTATTGTTATAAATGACTTGCCATACTTGATAGTAGGTAAGGCTATTAGTTCGCCATTTTCATCAGGAAACACTTCTCTAGTAGTTCCATCTTTTAGTATTTCTACTTCCGAATATCCACCAGCATCTGCTGCTATCTTACATTTCTTTAAAAACTCTTTACCTTCCTTAACTTGTTTATCTAGGTCTACAATTCCTTCACATCCGCTATAATCAAATGACCTTCTTCCCTCTGAGCTGCTTACCTTAAATCCTTTGTAATTGAATGATGTTCCAAATTTTTGTGCTTCTTCAAAAGCTTGCTCTTTTATTGAGCTTGTAAGGCTGTCTAATACTTTTGTAATTTTATTTATAACTAAAGTAACATCTAGTGCACTTACCCAGCCTTCTGCTACGTCATCTTGTATCTTATCTTTAAAGACTAACATCTGGCGAACTCTTTTTTCGAGTTCATAGTTTTTTTCTTCACGTCTTTTTTCTTGTACATCCATTTCAATAATTTTAATGGCTTCATTTGTCGCTTGGATTATTTCAGACCCAAGTAAATCTTTTACTTTTCCCATAATTATTTGCTATTATTTAATTCGTCTGCTTCCCATTTGGTGTCAGCAGAATAGACACCTTCTTCAGCAAATCCGCATAGAGTAAGAATTGCACGCCCTCGACCTCTATTTTCTGCCATACATCCTAAGTATGGTACTTTGCTGTTTTTTGTATTAGCTTCTCCTATTGTGTGAAAAACCTTTTCATTCCATTTAGCTGTTATCTTTAAGGCTACGTTTTCATTTGGTATGCATAAAGATTCTATTGGTTCAAAATTTATATCAATGTTTTCGATAGCTTGAATTTTATCTATTCCGCTTTTTTTCATGAAGGGTATTTGTTTACCTCCATAGTTCTGAATATGAAAGTCCGTTCCCTTTAAATCGTATGTGGTGCTTAGTTCTTTTAATCTGCTAGTTTCCATGTTTATTTATTTATAAATTCCTTATATGATGTAACCAAGTTCTCGTATGATTTGAGCTGTTCTTGTAAGTATTGATTTTCACTCTTAAGTCTTTTTACTTCTCTTTTAATTATTTCAATTGCTTCCATGATTAACTTTTTATGTATTCGTTTAAGTCATCTTCTCTTACAAAATCTCTACTTCCTCTTTGAGTAGATTTAAGCCTATTTTGCTTAATATCTTTTTTTATAAAGTATGAAGAAAGTCCTGTAATTGTTGATACTTCACTAATAGTATGTAAACTATTATCGCTTTCAATTCTTGTATTAGCAGATTTTATAATATCTATAGTATCCTGAATTTGTTGCTGCATTGAAATCATTCTTTTATCAAAAGCCTCTACTGTATTTTGTATTTCTATTATTTCATTTTTCATTATGCAAATATTTTTTCTTTTATTACATTTTTAAATGAGTCCATTTGTTTAGGTGTAAAAGCCATGTCTTGATTATTGTTGTCAAGCAATGAAATCACTAAAAACATTTTATCCTTAGAATATGATTTTGAATGAAACTGCTCAAGAGTTCCACTTAGTATTAAAGAATATTTACCCAAGTCTACTACTTGATGTTTGTACTCAATTTTAATAAGGTTTTTAGTCTTATTTAATACTGTAGATTTAATCTTTAAATTGTTAATAACCGCTAAACAATTAATAGCTTCTTTGTGTTGTTTTTCTGTCATTTTATTATATTTTTATAGTAATGATTTTGTAAACATTTATGCATTTTGCAAGTTAAATAGTTTATAATTTCTTCAACAAATATATACAATAAGTTTACAAAAACAAATAAAAAAGTAAAAAAATTGTAAAAATTGTAAAAATTTAATAAAAAACTTAAAAATGAATAATGTGAATTTTTCGCCTCAGTCAAAAAGACTTTTAGAATTTGTAGACTTAACAGGCATGACAATCAACGAGTTCGGCAAACAATGTGACATGCCTTCTCCTAATACAATGGGAAGAATAGTAAAAGATGGAGTTTCTCCTAGTCAAAAAGTTTTAGATAAAATAATTAGAAGATTCCCTCAATTAAATCATGATTGGGTAGTATTAGGGTATGGAGAAATGATTGTAAAAGGAATTCAAAACCAGCCAGCTTCAGCTTTATCTATTGCTAAGTCTAAGACAGCTTCTTTTGAGTCTATTAGTAATAGTCAGATAAATCATGATTTTCAATTAAATGAGCTTACTACTAGAATAGACAAGGCTTTAGTTCTTCAAGCACAGTCTAATCAGTTAATACAAAATTCAATGTTGCAAATGAGCAACCAACTAAATAAAAAATTAGATGAATGGGAGACAAAGGTTAATAATGGTATTTCATCGCTATTAAAAATTACTGAAACTTTGCCTAAAGAAACTGCTAAATCGTTAAAAGAAGCTGGTAGCAATACAGACCGTATTCTTATAAAAACTCTAGAAGTAGCATCAGAAGAACTTCTTAAAAATCTTAATATTCAAGTTGAACATTTTCATAAAGTAAGAACTAAAGAATTCAATGATGCTAGAATGGAACACATAGATTTTATATTAAAACTAGACATTCAAAGAACTGAAAGAATAAGTATAGATACTAATAAAGTAGCAGAAAAAATTATAGTTGAATTAGAAAAAAACACAACAAAAGCAATTAATGAATTAAAGGCTAATCCCAAGCTTTAAACATTTCTAGGTTTAACTTATCTACATCTAATCTAGTGTAATTTTCAAGCGTTTTATAGCTTTTAATGCCTGTAGCTTGCATTACTAAAGACCTTGGTACGTTTCTTTGAGCTGATAGGGTTATAAAGGTTCTACGAGCTGTATGACTTCCTATTAGTTTCCACCTAGGTAAATCCTTTGATACTTTTTTGTTGCCGTAGAACTTATCTACTTGAATAACTTCATCAAAACCAGCAACCTTACATATTTTTTGAATTTTAATATTAAACTTTTGACTTGCTATAAGATTAAAATTCCAATCATATTTATCAAGTAAACTTTTTAGTTTTTTATTTAATGGTATATAAGAAAATTGTCCTGTTTTCTTTGCTCTTATTACAATGTTATTACCATCTATAAATTTTCTATTAAGCCTTGAGTAATCAGAATATCTTTGCCCTGAGTAAACACCAATTAAAAAAAGGTCTCTATAATAATCTAAATCTTTATCAAGTTCAAGTTCTACTAGGGTGTCTACTTCTTTATCTTTTAAGCTTACATGAAAAGTTTCCCTTCCTTTAATAGATACTTTCTTAAATGCTGTATTTGTTTGATATCCATTTTCTATGCACCAGTTAAAAAACGATTTAAAATATCCTATTTTCCTTTTAAGTGTATTATCTGAAATTTCTTTATCTACTCTTAAATGTTTAATAAACCTACTAAAAAAAGCTTTATCAAAACTCCTTAGATGGTAAGTAGTTTTTTCTTTATTTTCTAAATTTAAAACCGCATCATGAATTCTGATGTATTTTTGTAAGGAATCTTTTTTAACTGATTGGCTTTCTTTTTTTTGCTCTATAAATATATCAAAGTAATCAGAATAGGTTAGTGTTTTAACTATTTGTGATAATTGGAAATGCTGGTTAAGCTTATTTTTAACTATTTCTTTTGTAAGACTTTCTTTATAATCTGACTTTAGCTTTTCGTAAAACCTTTGGTATTCATTAAGTTCAAAGGTTATTTTCTTATTTGCCTTACCAATATCTCCACGTCTTGCTTTAGGTCTTTGAATAGCTAAATCCCATTCAGACCTATCAACTTTTATTTTAGTACTGTATGTGCTTCTATTGCCATTAATCCAATAATGAAAATATATTTCGTTTGTTCTTTTTATAAAAAATCCCATTGGGTACGGTTTTGGGTACGGTACAAATGTATTAAAAACAATAAAAAAAAGTAAAAAAATTAAAAAAAAGTAAAAAAAAGTAAAAGAAACCTTATGTTTACTTAACAATTTTAATAATTTTAAATAGTATTTTATATATGTACGAGTCCCGTCCAGACCGCTTAAAACCTTTAAAACCCTTACTATCAGTAGGGGTTTCTTTTTTTGGGTACGGTTTTGGGTACGGTTCAGCTAAAAGTTAGAGCTTCATAAGGCAATTTATAATAGAATTGTTTTAAAAAAACACTAGACCTTTTTAAATGGGGAAGGTTTTTTTGTATATTTACAAAGTAAACGGACGCAAATTCATTTACAATTCTAAGGCTAATTGACACTCCAATGTCGGTTAGCTTTTTTTTTATAATTTCATAAGACAGTTTATAGCAGTATCTGCTCCAATAATAACTCCACATCCTATTGCTTGCTTCTTAAAGTTCTTTGCATAGGCTGCTGCATAAGAATCTCCATCAACACCACAACCAACCTGCATACCAAATATACGAAAGTTTCTACCAACCATCCATTCGGTATAAGCTTGCGTATGAATATGACCTTGTACTGTAGATTGCATATCATTTTTAGCCTTAGTTCTAGCTGTTCCACCTTCACCATGACAAAATTGAATGTTATTATAAACAACTCTTTCTGTCCAATTCCAGTTAGTACCTAATACATCATTATATGACTTAATCCATTGTTTAGGTATAGCTGAATCAAAAGCTTTTCGCATAATAATTCTATCATGATTACCTATAAGGACATCAGCAACAGGAAATTCTTTAGACCATTTCTGTATATCTTCAATAGCATATTCTAATTCTGTAGCACCTCCTAATCCGTCAGGGTCGGTAGAATGAAATGAACTATAATGATTATCAATTATATCTCCAATAAAAATAACTTGGTTACAGTTGTAATTTGCATAGGTTTCTTTACAAAATTCAAAGTACCCGTCTAACTCAAAAGGAGCGTGTATATCTCCAATCACTAAAATTCTTCGTTCTTCTTTATTTATATGATTGTAAGCAGCTAATTTATTACCTGATAAACGTGGTCTTTCCTGATACATATTATTGATGTTTATTATTACCCATTACTTTTTCAAATCCTCTACTTCCGAAGTAGCCCATAAACACTATTTGTAAAAGGCTTTTAACGGTGTCTAAGCCCTCTAATTGATAAGCCCAGCCAATTACAAAGGCTACAGTTAAAAAGGCTAATGTGAGGGGTCTTACGTTGCTTGATAACCAAGAACCACTTCTAGAGTCTGCTACCCATCTTTTTGTAATACCTTCAAACTCATTTATTTCTTGGTCTAGTTTCTTTAAAGCAATTTCTTTATCTGCATCAGACATATTAGAGCCACCTATAAGAGTTTTAACAACGCTACCTAATGGAGTATCACCCGCAAGTGAACTAACAACGTCTGGAATCTTTTTAAGTAAGAACTGACCAACCTTAGTATCTTTGAATTTCTTTTTACTCATTATCTTTATTTAGATTAATAAGCGTTGACCCCCCAGTCATTGTTTTAGTATGTCCAGATTCTATTTGCATTTTTTGTACCGTTAGAATTTCCATATCCAAGATGGACAAAGCCGGTACTAATTCCAATTCTTGAAATTCCAACCTCCATTGCTCGTGATATAATGTCAAATCTCTGCGATGCGTTGGAACAGGCAACATCAATTGCCATTCCGTCAAGGTGTTCCGAAGTTGGGCTTGCCTTATAGCCTTCTTTAATAAGTCTATCGAGTGTTTCTTGTGTTCTATAGGCACTAGTAATTTTCCAGGGAAAGTCACATTTGGAGCGTGCCAAGTCGCACAACTTAATGAAGTTCCTATCCATATTAACCCAAGAACCCGGCAAATCCCGGTCGTCAAATTCCTCATTTTTAAAGTGTTTTAAATTCATTGTATAAGACTAGACAAACTTTATTAATGAAATTATAATATGAAGAACAGAAAGACCTATAATTACCATAAGCATTTGCCCTTGTACACTAAATGAATTCCATTTGTTTAAAAAGTATTTTTTCATTTCTCTTGTTTTAAGTTTTTTATATTAAGTGAATCAAACAAAGAAGAACCAAAAATAGTCATGTTATCAATCAAGCTATTTTGAAGTGAAATAAGCATTTGTTCTAGTTCGTCTTTTTGCTTTACTAGCATTTCAATCTGCTTTTGTTGAGATTCAACTTTAGCTTGTAATTGTGCTTCATTTTCAGGTGATTTGCCCAGAATGGAATAGATGACAACCGCTAAACTAGCAGTCAGAGTTCCCACGATACTTACAAAAATATCTTTGTTTTCTAAAGGTATTGAGTTGTTAGCTAGGTACATAAGAAGAAGTATTACTACGATAAAAATACCAGCAGCTCCGCAGTAGTGAATTAAATCTTTTTTTTTCATTTGCCTTTTATCTTATAAATGTTAATTCCTGTATAAACTATTGTAAGGATTAAAACTATAAATTGTAAAAAAGGGTTTACATCACTTACTCCACTAAATAACAGCGAGCCTAGACTTAATCCATATATCTTCAAATCTTGTATCATTATTCAATTGCATTCCATTGTTGGTCTTCTTCATTCCAACTATATAAAATAGGATTTCCATCTGCGTCTTCTAATTCAGTAGGATGAGCAACTGGTGCTTCCCACCAACAAGTATCTTCGTCTAAAGTCCAACTAGAAAAAGGTTTAGGAAGAATAAATGCATCTCTTGTAGAGTCAAAGATATAACCAATACCAGCATAGTTTTTTCTAAATTGAGTGCCACCATCTAAATGAACACCTCCGCTTGTATTGTAAGAAGTTCTTTTGCAGGTTTGGTTAAATAGATTTTCATAAAACAACTCCCAGTTCTCTGAAGTATCGCTTTCGTCATTTCCTACGATTACCCTAGTAACTATATTATTTGAATCTAATAATGCGTAATGTGCCATATCTTTTTATGTAAATTTTATAGTTCCAGAACTTGTGATTCTTGTATATCTAAAGTTTGAGTTTCCAGCTACTAAAGTATTTGGTTGCGTTCCAGTAGTAGCTGCTCCTGATACAATTACTAATGTTCTGTCCGCTGGGTATCTTAATATTATGACACCACTTCCACCGCCAGCTCCCAAAGTAGACGATTGCTCTGAAGCTCCTCCGCCACCTCCACCACCGTAGCTATCAGTTCCAGCAACAGGGTTTTGTAAATTGCTAAGATGAGAGCCTCCTCGACCTCCACCACCAAGACCTCCTGTACCTCCAGCTCCATAGGAAGTTCCGTAATAAGTTCCTCCACCACCACCACCTGCGTAGTATGTTTGTGTACCAGTTATACTGGTTAAAAGTCCATTTCCACCATTCCCATTAGAATCTCCGGCACGACCAAACACACCAGCTCCACCTCCTCCTCCACCTCTAAAAGTAAGGTAAGATGTTGTGCTTCCAATACCCCCGTTTTTACCTTGCCCTGAGATACCATTACCACCTTGACCACTATAAGGGGCGCCACCTCCACCAGACCCTCCATCTACTCCAGATGGCCCGGGATTTGAACAACCATAACAACCAGCTCCACCACCGCCTCCGGTACTTGTAGTTAATGAAACATTATTATTAAAAGATGAATTAGAACCATTTCCACCGAAAGATGTTGAGTAATTTCCGACACCACCAGCACCACCGCCTCCAATTACAATGTTATAATTTACTCCAGTTTCTAGCGTTGAAGTAGAATCTATAGCACCCCCAGCTCCACCTCCGCCAGTTCCGTTTCCGTTATAAACACTACCTCCACCCCCAGCACCGCCAGCAACCAATAAATAATTTGAAGCAAAAGTTACTTCTCCCGCACTTCCAATAGATAAAAATCTTTTACTTAACATATTTTATTTTTTAGATTGTAGCATCCGCTGCAAAAGTTGCAACTGAATAGAAAAATACTGGGTTTGCTGCTTGGTCATCAACGCATTCAATTTGTAAAATACTAGTAACTGTGTTATCGTAATCAACAGCACTAAGCTTATTAAAAACACCAGTTCCAGTTCCTGCAGCAAGGGTAACGCTTTCAGCTTTTAACGGGTAAATGGTTATTACTTGACCTTTTTTATAATTACTTAAATTTATAGTGTATGCGCCTCCGGTTAAATCACCGCTTAATTTAAACGAAGAGCCAGCTGAGCAATCGTAAGCAGCTGCACCCGTTAAATCAGATATTGCAACTTCAGCAGTAAAACGAGCAGAAAGTTTGTCGTGAGTGACAGCATCATTGTTTATTTTTACAGTAGTTACAGCACTAGATGCTAATTGAGTTGCACCAACACCTCCTGAAGTTATTGCAATATCGTTAGCATTTGCAGTTATTCCAGTCCCACCTACAACAGTTAAAGTAACGTCTCCAGCAGTACCTCCGCCAGTTAAACCATCCCCAGCAGTAACCGCTGTAATGTCTCCTTCGTCATTATCAATCCAAGAAAAAGTTCCATCTCCATCAGTTTTTAAAATCTGACCATCAGTTCCATTACCTGTTACTTTCAATTCAGCTGCTCCTACAATGTTATCATTGAGCATTAATTCCGTGACAAAGTTATTTCCGTAGACTTCATCAAAATTATCATTGAGTTTGTCAAAGGCATTACGCAACTCATCCCCTGTACCATCGTTTGCTGTAGTTCCAATATTTACTGTTTGTTTAGCCATTTTATTTTATTTTAATATTCTGTTGCATCTGCTTTATATTGTGTGGTATCTGCTAGTATTAATGTTGTATCAACTGTAAGTAAAGAACCATCTGCATCAAAAGGGTAAACTATACCCCAGCTATTTGCTTCATTTACATTTCCCCACCAGCTTACTGGATAAATAGAACCCCAATTCATAAGTTTTCAGGTTTTGAGTCAATATCTATTGTAAACTGATTAGAGATGTCTCCCCACCAAGAACAACAATAAGATTCTCCCCAATTAATACTATTACTCATATTAATACAATACTTTTTTAGCAATTTTGTTATTTATTCTTTTTAAATATCCTTTTAGCTTATATACATTTTCAAGCTTTGGCTTATATCTTTTTTTTATAATACCCATCCAGAAAAGTTTGAGTCATAACTAGGGTTTATATCGTCATTATTATTTGAGCTGTACTCTGGGAATAAACTATTGTTAAAAGTCATATAAGAAATAAACCTATCTGTATAATATTGTGCTAAATCCCTTTCTTTTTCAATCAAAAAATCTACTTCTTCTTTTGATACGTTTTCAGCGTTTTCACTAGAGTGTTTAAATACGCCTTTGTTAGCGATTGTATATGCAGCAAAGGGTAAGTACTCAACCATTGCCCAATGTATCAGCATAGGCTTTATATGTACGTTTACAAGGCTTAAATAGTTTCCTGCTAAAGTGCCTGCTATTATATCAGCTTGTATCTTTTTAAATAAGTCTGTTCCTAAGTAGTTTTGTATATGAATGTCCTGAGAAATTTTAATATACTGAATGAATTTATCCGTATCTACGTTTCCGTTCATTGCAGTAAATTTTACTACGTCTGCTCTCCCTATTAATAATGCTTCTGCCATTATTGAAATCTTTTATTAGTTGGTAAAAAACCGTCATAATCCATATCGGCAGGACGCTTGGCTACATTTGATTTATTCTTTTCAGGCTTAAATCCTTTTTTCTTAGCTTTGTTTACACTTACTTCTGCTCTTGGGTTTTTAGCATCTGGAGTAACTCCTTTAGCCATATACGTCTTACGCATCCAAAAATGATGACAATCTCCACCACCTTTGAATTCCCAGATTGAATAGGTAGCGGTTTTACCCTTTGGCCCCCATCCTTTATTGACAGGTTGCTCTCCCATTTGCAAAATATCTTCTTTTCTATATATTTTCGCAGCACTAACCATTTTTTCACAAAAGTCCCTGCTATTTGATGAAGTTCTTAAAGGTGCATATTGATAACGGACTTTAAAATTAAAACCATCTGATTCTCCATCTTGTTTACTTTTAGCATTTGGTCTTGCAGAACCTGTTGAAGCCAAACCAATCATTTTATCTAATGCTTCTTCTTGTTCATAATCTACTTCACGCTCATCTACCAATTCCCATTCGTCAAGGTTTTCTTCTTCTCCTAATTCATTCAATAAATCAAAAGCTTCATCATCGTTAAAAGATTCTTCTTTAGAAAGTTTTACTCCAGTTTCTTCTTCTCTTGCTTCGTCTGTTATTGCATTATCTGTATCAATGAATTCAAGCGGTTGTAAGGTCTTGAAATATAATTTTAGTGATATACCATTAAAAGCTAGAATATCGTCAATACAGTCTATTAAAAGGTCTTGATACGGTCTTATAGTAACGTTATTAAATAGAAGGGATGCTGTTTTAATTTCGTCAGCGTTATTTCCTAGTCCGTTGTTACCAGTTCTTATTCCTAAAAGCAAAGGAGAAGTAATTCTATGGGCTACCATTAACTTATTTGAACACTCAGTAGACAAGTACTCATAATGAGCAGGAGCGTCATTTAAAGGAACGTCATCAATTGTAGTTTTGCTTTCAGCGTTGTTGTTAAATGCTATAATAACCTTTTCGCCATTTGACCCTGTAAGCTTACGCATTACATCGTTCTTAATACTTAACTGTTGATCTTGGTCAGGAATTCCGTTATTAAAATTTAAAATTTTCGTTCCGGAGAACCCATTCTGTACATCATTAATTAAAAAATCAGATACCTCTGATTCGAGTTCAGCAAAAGCAAGACCCCCTTGGTAATCCACAGGACAATAATAATCATATCCTGAAATGTATCTTTTAGCTATTTTAACTTCAGGTTCTTTACCGTTACCAAATCCAAATGAAGCAATTCTCTTAGGCTTGTCAGATGGTTTAATATTTACCCAATCTGGATGGTAGTAATAAGCTTCTATTTTTCCTTCTTCATTACATTTTTCAGCTCGTAATGTTTGACGTGGGAAATGTTCTGCTTTATATACTTTTTTGTCTTGATATGTAACTTGAAAACTTGCTTCTCCTAATAGTTTTAAATCTAAAGAAACCTTTCTTAAACAATCGTTAGAAAATATTGACCGCATTGCAGCATATTCTTCTGTCTTTGTTGAACTATCTAAAGCATCTAATCCTTTACCGTATATCATTGAAGAAACCCCTCCGATAATAGCGTTATTAGTTGTGCTATTAGTAAAAAGCTCAATCAGATATTGGTAGTAATTATTATCCGTTCCATAAGCTACCCATTCCTTTCTTTTATCTTCAGATATTTCAGGTCTGTTATAAGTAGATAAATTGATAACGTGAAGACCGCCTTCTTTTTTGTTGTTATTTCTTGCCATTATAAAACTATAAAATCATTAGCTGTTGTGTTGCTTGTATAAGCATTCTTATTCACGCTGTAAGTTGTTACATTTTGATTTGTGCAAAATACTTTGTCTTTAAAAACAACATTATTTCCGTCTTTAATTTCTAACATGTACATTGTATTTTCTTTTAGTGTTTTATTGTTTAAAACAAAAGCAGCACTATACTGATAATAATAATCTACAGCTGTAAAAGTTGTAGCTGTAGCTGAAAAGGCTTCAGAGTTTGAACTTTCATCTTTCATTTTTATAGTATATGTAGTTCCAGCAGTATATTCTCTAGGAATAAAACTAAAAGTTTGGTTATTTGTAGAGCTTTGAAGTATTACCATATTAATACAATAAAATAAGTTGTGTTTTGTTAAATAGAAAGCATAAAAAAAGGGGCAATTAAGCCCCCTTTAATCTTTAGTAAATACTAATTATGAATTAGTACCTTCAGTAATCGTAATAGTACCACTCAATCCAGCATAATCTGTTACACTAAAAGGAAAATCTACATCCTTAGTATCTGAATCCATAAAATTAGCTGGTGCTAACTCAGAAGCAGCAAAAGTAAGTGTATAGCCGGAGAGGTCTGCCATTGCAGCCCCAGTAACTATTGTTCCGCCATTGACATCTGCTCCATGTTCCGTACCCATCATAAATACATTTCCATTATAATCCTCAATTGCAATATGAGGTCTGTCATAAGCTAAAAGCTTAATTTCTTTATTGTCTTCTTTGGTCAATTTTTTAAAAGTTAAATTTAAAGTTTGCTCAAAGTAAGTAGTTCCGTTTTCACGAGAACTTGTTATAGCTTGTTCAAAGCTACTATTTCCTTTTAATTCGTATTTGTAAGCTGTTAAAGAATTTGCAGTACCTCCTATTTCAGTACCTGTTAAATTAGTTATTTCGTCATCTGTTAAAGTTACTGTACCTAAACTTCCAAAATCAAGAAAATAAATATTTTTCAATCCTCCAACCACATCTTTACAGGGGACTTTTCGCCCTTTTGTTAGGTCACAAGCCATAATTTTTTTTTGTATTAAAAAAGGGTGAGTAGGCACATCGGCTCACCCACCCTTTTTGATTATTTAAAATTTATTTATTAAGAGTAGAGTACGATATCAGAACCGATTCCGTAATTAACTCCAGCTGTAAATCTCATTACAACTCTTACATTCTGACTTCCATCAATGTCAGACATGTCAATGACCTTACATTCCTGAGTGTCATTTAGTAAGCCACAGCCAAAGTATAAGTTGCTTTTTTCAGCAGCTACCATTGTATTGTCAGCTAATCCATTTGCAACAGCGATTTTTACGCCATCAAACATAAGTCCACCACCGTTATACCATTGAGTCCCTTTGTTATCTGTACCAGCACCGCCTAAACCAGCTGCACCAAAACCTCCAAGAGCTCTTGTATAGGCACGAGCCACATTTTGAGATACATAAATAAACATATCTTCTGAAGTGTAAAGTGAAGAACCGATAGCATCAACAACAGCTCCAATTTGAGCAATTACATTTGCAGCAGTAACACCACCACCAACAGCAGCAACATCAGTTACATCAGCATCAGCAGTTAATAATTCTGTAAATCCACCAAACTGTCCGTTAGTTGCAGCAGCACCACTCCAAATAGATTGCTCAGTTCTTTGTGCTACTTTAGCAGCAACGTGACCAATTAAAAAATCAGCAAATGTAGGAGGTAAAGAATCAAAAGCAGAATAGCCCATAGATTCAGCTTCCCAATCTGAATGAAAATCAGACTTACATAATTGTAAATTAACTTGCTGAAAATCTGGTTTAAGAATTCTTTCAGTCAGCGTTAAAGTAGAAGTAGGGTCAAAGTCACAGCTTGAATTTTTCACAAGACCATCAGTTGATATCTTTTTTAGTACTTCTTGAAATTTGATATTTGGTTTTACAGTAATTAAACCGTTGTCCAAAGTTGCCCCACTTAAAAGAGCTGCGGATATGTATTGTCCTGCAAACTGTCCTGAGTATGAGGTAGTTAGATTGTTAGTAGTTGCCATCGTTTTTTATTTTATTTAATTAATTATTATGCTTCAGAAGCCCAGATTCCAACTCCAGCAGAAATCACCCACTTTGTAGTAGATAAAGCTGTTAGTTTAATAAAGTCTCCTAGGTTTGCAGTAGCTTTTGTGTTGATTATATCTTTTCCTGCAACACCACCTGAAACTGAATCAGCAGCAGCGTTTGCAATAGTTCCAACAACTGCATCAGCAGCATTAGGAGAAATAGTTATAATGTTGTTTCCATCAGCACCTGAATTTCTGAAAGTAAATTCCATTCCTAAGTTTTCAGCTAAAATTAAAGGAAGCGAAATAACTTTTGCATCTGTGGCAATGTTAAATTCTGAACCAGATTGATTAGCGTAAACGCTTCCAGTATCTGTTAAAGTGATTTGCTTAGAGCGAGCTCTTAACACATCATTACTTGTAGTAATTTTTGTAGACATTTTTTTTATTTTTTAATGTTAGATATTTTTGCAAGAACTCTATCCATTGTAGTAGTTCCACGTTTTTGTGAATAAAGGTTTAAAGCTCTATCCGCTTTTGCTTCAGGGTTATGGTTTACTTTTTCAACTTCTGAAAATTCTTCCTTAACTTCTGCAACAATATTTTCAACAGTTTCTTCAACTGATAATTCATCTTTCTTTTCAATCATTGCTTTGATTTCGTCAATCATAGATTTAACTTCTGCTAAGTCTTCTTTAGTTGCATAAGCCATTTCTTCTTCAGCTGCTTCAACTTCTTCTTCTGCAGGAGCTTCTTCTGGAGCTTCTTCAACAGCTTCTCCAATAGATTTAATAATTCCTTCTTCTTCAATAATCAGTTCTTGACCATCTTCCATTTTGTAGCTTCCAACTGGAAGTGCTACTTT